AGGATCTTGTACTCAGATGAGAACACGAAGCAGAAATACAGTAATTGATTCGCTCGTACGTGCAGCAGGAACTGCGAACGCTCCCTACCAATATTGTGGTGGGGGCGGTCCAACTGTTCCTTTTGCCGTAGGAGCTTACAATGTACCATGTGAGACTCTTAGTGAGTCCATAATGGATACCGTCGGTCGCGGAAAGGTAAACCCTGTTATCCATCGTAAGCATCATTTCAAAATGACGCCCAAGACGGAATACATAAGTTACTATAACGCGGCTGTAAATGGTAATGTCATTAGTCAAGGTCCAGGCCCTTGGGCTATGGAATCCTTGGCTAGTATTGCCGGAACCAACCAAGGTTGGCCGTCAAATTCATTACCAAACGGATATACTGTAGACATGTCTGGGGTTGACGAATCGAAGATGGTCCAAGACCTGATCGAGAATGCAAAGCAGCTTAAAGCTGATGTGCTACTCAACCTCGTGGAAGCCAACCAGTTATGGCCCGCCGTGCAATCGCTAACTAGCTCCCCTGGCCAATTGGCCAATTTAGGAGCGAATTGGAGAGATGTACGTCGGTTCATCAAAACCGCCAGTGGTGCGTTCCTCGCGTATCAGTTCGGGATAAAACCCGTTCTGAGCGATATGATGAACGTCCACCGGTATCTGCCGCGGTTGCAGCAGGATATTGTCCGTCACGGAAAAGGTGCTGCAAGTAGGTTTAGCATTTTTGCTCAACTTCCTTGCACCTATACGCCGCCTCCCTATGGAGGCCAGCGGCTTGAAGCCGCTGGGAGGGCTCTGAAGCCCCCGACTATCCGTTACGTTCTAGTAGTCAAGCCGAAGACAAAGTATCATACTTCCTTTTTTAGGAAGGCTGATTTCTTCATGTCCAGGTTCGCGTCATCACCGGCTAGTCTTGCATGGGAGAAAGTTCCTTTCTCCTTTGTTGTTGACTGGTTTGTTGATTTACGTGGAACTCTTAATGCAATCGACAAAGTCATTGGGTCTGAACCCTTTGAAGTTGTCGGTTTCAGTCGGAGTTTTAGCTACACGCTTCAGTCAGAAATCAGCTACGGTAACACCAATGGGTGTACCGGCGCTGAACTGTGGCGGTCTCCGCAAGCTCAACAGATGTATACGAGCTACGAAAGGTCTCCTGTCTCCAGTGGGGGTTTCGCTCCCGTTTGGAGACCTCGCTTCGGAAAGAATCAGGCCAGCATCTCTGCTGCTCTGATCTCTCAACAGCTATCAAAGCTGCGATGAGAGCGATCGAGTCCTTGCTAGGGTAGTTATATAAGAAAGGGCATATGCCACAATCAAATACAACTAGTATCCGTTCGGAAAAGACTATAGTAGTAACGGTGAAGTCCCGTAAGGGTCCTCACTCGCGCCGACTACAGTCTACAGTTATGATCGTTGGAAAACCTTCCGTTGTGGAGGGAATTCTAACTCTCTTACAGTATAAGCCTCATGGACAGTCGCTTGCGTCTGTCTATGATGTAGATACTGTCTTCGAACTGGACGCCAAAAGCGCCCCGAACGTCGTACACAAATCAGCATTCACCCGACTTTTAGTCGAAGAGTGCTGACCTTAGCCAGTCCAACTGCAGTTACAAAATAAACTACTACCATGGATGCCAATCTGACATTCAACTCAGTGGTCTTCAAGGAGTCCTATAAGGACGCCTCTGGATCACTCCGTCGATCGACCGCTCGGGATGTGAACACCCCGGACGACTTGATTATCAAGACCCAATCCTACGTCGACTCGAACACGAAAGTGTCCGGCGTTCGCCGTTTGATCAGGATCGATCGTCACGATGTCGACGCCAATGGTCAGAAGTATGTTACTTCTGCCCAACTGGTGCTCGCCGTACCTGCAATCGAAAACTCTACGGATCTCGCCACTCTTGTGGCGACCCTTAAAGCTGCGGTTGCAAATGCGGATCTCATCGCTAACGTTCTGAATAACGAGATGTAAGACCAATAGGAGCAATCCTATCGGCTTATTTCTTGCTATTGCTTGAATGCAGTTGGTTCTCCGGCTGCTCAAAGCGAAAGCTAAGAACAGGCGGCTAGGTAGTAATCTACGAAAATATGCACGTTATAGAACATACATATGTTAGCCTGCTAGCAGATGTAGCAAACCTATCTGGGTACTCGGAAATACGAGGATCTTATGAAGGCCTACAATGGTGCCTTATCGAGGCGCCTAAGCTAGAGAAGCTTGTCTTGAACTCTATAGAAACAGGGGAGACCCTGGATCTTGAAAAGTTCCCGACTTGGTTGAGGAGACTCGCAGTGGGTTCCTTGTTGGATCCCATACAGCTGCGTTATCTTCGACAACTTCTTCTGTTCTGCTATAAAGCCTCAGTTACACATGACGATCAGACGACCCAGAAAACGTTTGAAGGTTTCCTTCAGACTAATGAGTCTGTTAGGCGTTTTGGCAACTCTCTCGCAAGAGAGAGTCCAAGACTCCTTAACAGAGTTCGTCGCCATGTTCAGTCAGTGCTTCATCAGTTCCATCCGTCGGAATTTAGACGGGGGAGGGCCAACGAGAGTTGGTCCTACCACGATGAGGTTTTCACACCTCAGCATGGACCTGGTGCAGTTACCACCTCTAAGGAGAGGTGGAGACACTGGTACTCGACTATAGAGTCAGTATATCCCTATTCCGACTACCTGGGCCTGTATTGGAATACAGACCACGCAGCCGAAATAGGTGACACTGAATGGAAGGACATAATAGAAGCCAAAGTTATCGCTGTCCCTAAGGACACTCGAGGACCTAGGCTGATTTGTGTCCATCCTGCTGAAGCCATATGGATTCAGCAAGGCGTTCGACATCAGCTTGAGAGAGCAATCTCCCAAGTTAGATCCTCAAGAGGACCCTGGCCGCGAGGCCGGATCTGGTTTGAGGATCAGGGCGTCAACGGTTCCATCGCCCTCTCTTCGTCTCGATCTAGGCGTTACGCCACGATCGATATGAAGGAGGCTTCGGACCGTATATCCGATGTACTTGTACAGATCCTCTTTGGGAGGAAGTATAAGCATTTCGGATGTTGTCGTGCTCAGAAGTTTGTCATCCCTCGCCTAGGCCAAATGGCCAATGTGCGGGGTGACATTCATTGCTACGCTCCTATGGGGAACGCAACAACGTTTCCAGTACAGAGCCTGGTATTCTGGGCAATATGTGTAGCATCATTGCAGCGCCAAGGGTTTCATCAACCCGGCGCTGCCTTCGTGTTCGGTGATGACATCATTATCCCTTCCAAGCAGACGCCAGGTGTTATAGAAGACCTGGAGTCGTTTGGATTGCTCGTCAATAGGACAAAATCCTTTTGGCGAGGCGCCTTTCGCGAATCTTGCGGTGTTGATGCTTTTAACGGCGTCAATACTACTCCGATTCGTTGGAAGACTACGATAGATGCCGATCACACGGAGGGACTTCAGTCTCTCTCAGAACTTGCTATGCGTTTACGCAAAGCAGGCTATGAGGAGGCTGCGATCTCTACTTACCATACTCTAAGACGTCTGTTCCGCACCACTCATGGTCTGGATGTGTTCGTTACGAACAATCCAGAACATGGTGGTATAGCTGAATGGACGCCATACGGACGTGAACCGCTCAATCAGGCCTTCTGGCATGAAGAGTGGCACATGTTCGTTAACTTGGTATGGAGGTTCAAGTCCTACGCTAAAAAGCGTAAGGTCGACGGTTGGAACCGTCTTCTTGAATCGGTCTGCTCACTTGAGCGAACCGGTAGGGCCTCAGTTCCTGACAGGTCCGCACTTAGGCGGACGAGGCTGGACCTAGGTTGGAGCCCGCTTCTTTAACAATAGAAGTGGGG